CGCTCCATGTCTTTCTGAAAAGACTTATCGTTTATCGTTAAGGAAATCATCTCGCTATAACTATATTAACCTTACCGGAGATCTCAATGGACACTATCTGAAAAATCTCTCCACCATAAATAACCTGACACTCACCGTCAACGTTCACCTCTCGCGCACGCATCTCCACCTCGTAAATCTCTGAGAATGTCGTCCTTCCATGCTCTAATCGCTTCGCTCCACTCAAGGGGCGCACACTGGCCCAGGAGGCGTAAAGATCAGCCCATGTATTCGACCAGCCCCCTATGTCATTAGCAACCTTGGTTCTTTGCTGAACAGTAATCCTCGTATTGTACTTCGCGACTCTCATACCCAGGTGGTTCGGTGCAGCTTAATGATCTTGTCCACACTTCCCAGCAGCTTCTGCTCGTAAAAGTCATCCCGGTTCTCATACCATTGAAAGACCTGACGTTTTATCGCCTCGGCAATATCTCCTGGCAGGGTCTCGGTATCATCATGACCGTACCCCGCTTTACAGGTGACAAGAATCTGATACCTTTCCGGGAAGCTCACAAACGGGTTACTTATTGCTTTTCCTCCTGTGATGATCTCCACCTCGTAAAGTCCACGTTTATAATAACCGGAATTAAGAACCAACTCGGATTTCACTCCCAGATAATCTATCGTTTCCACCTTGTCAACAGAGATAACGGGGGTAACGGGAATAACGTAAGGAGTCTCGTTGAAATAGATTTCATAGGTTCTTTCGGCGAACGATAACCCGGTACGCTGCTCGAAATGAGCACGCACCGCAGTTATCATATCGTCGATTATAGCAATCTCACTCTCTCCCATATCCTCATATTTGATAAAGGGATTAAGATCCTTTGCTGAAAGAACCTCTGAGGTAATATCCGTTTTGATCCTTATGTTCACTTTTTAGGGCTTTTTATGCTTCCGGTAACCTTAGTTTCCCCGGTATCCTTTTCCTCTTTAGTCTTCCCCGGGGCTTTCTCCTGTTTTTTTACAGGACCCTGCAGGAGGCCGGCCTTTTGTAAACCGGCCACCTCCTGACCATGACACTTGATCACCTTTCCGCTTTTAAGCGTTACCTCAACTAATTCAAGTCTTTTCAGAGTCATCGCTCGTAAAGTTTGAATATTACGTAGTTAATAGTAGCCTTATCAGCTGCCCCACAGGTCCCGTCGTTATCCATGAATACCCGGAAATAACGGTAAAAGTTATCCCCGCTTCCAATCATGGCATCCGCTACACCTGCTGAATCGACCATTGATGTTTCGGGTTCATACATGCTAAGTGATGCCGTTTGAGCCGCGTTTTCGCTGATCTTTGTCCAGGTGTCATTCTCAAATACTTTCCCTTCGAGGTCGATGGAATATGTTTCCGCCGATCCTGTTCTTGTCAGCTCTACCCTTGCGTTACACGTAACCGGGGTGTTCTTATTTGACAGTATTTCAAAAACAATGGTGTCCTGCTCTGTTCCCACAGTATCAGCGGCAACGCCGGTGTACTTGTAGTAGTAAGTCCCTTTTGAAAGGGTGCGCTGTACGGCCGTCCTTTTCGTTACTTGTGCACTAATAAGAGAAACAGCTCCCAAAAACAGTGCTAAAATGATAATTAAACGTTTCATAATATTTCTCCTTTCTTTAAGCGGTTACTTCTTCAATAAGTGCACGTGAGGCGGCAAATGTGCCGGTAACAAAACCGTAAGCCTCGGCAGCCTTAACGACTACCCCTGCTACCCGTATGCTGGCAAGCACCAGAACAAGATCCTTAATAGCGTCATCCTCATTCTCGTAATGGAAGGAAATTCTCATATTCCTCTTCATATACGCTTTTGCCTGGTTGAAGTCCCCGACAATATACGTATCAGCTCCCAGGTCCAGTGAAGGAACAAGCCTTACGCCGCTTATGCTTACGCCGTTGGTTCCCATGAACGGGGGCAGTAGATAAGTGCCGTCAGCTTTTTTCATTCCCTGAAGGTTGATGATAGCTCCGGGATTTACCAGGATGAGATTAGGAACATACCCCTTATGTTTAGTAAGGGTGGTGTTTCCGTTAAATGCTTGCAGGATAGCAGCCTGAAGGACATCGGCGTTATTTGCCTCCGCTCTCTTATCGAAGTTCGCCGGGCAGGCAAAGGCCTTACATTTTCCGGTTATCCCCGTAAGATCAGGAGCCGAAGCGGCACCGCTCAGTAGTTCTGTTTCCAGAAGGCGGGGTATGCCATGACTCATAAGGTCGTTAATCTCTGAATTGATGTACTCAAAGTCCTCAAGGGTCGTCCGGGTTACCTTGGTGTAGTCTTTGATCATCATAATATCCAGGGATTGCTTGGTCCACTCCATTGCAGAAGCGGCGGCCGGTGCAGCCTCTTCGGTTACAGTATCGGCAGAAGATGTTTCAGAAGTCCTCTCCCACCAGCTCACGGAATCCCTTCCTGCTCCGATGGTTCCCCAGCGGATAGCGTTAGTGACAGGATTGCCACGCCACGGGGACGAGCTTACGCCCGGCTCTGTCTGCGTCTCAACGGCTCCTACGTTCACGTCCTCAACATTGATACTCGAGGCTTTCACCTCGAAATGGCCAAGTTCACCGCGTCCTGAATGAGCTTTGATCTTATTTTGAAACTCTTCGCTTTTCAGGTGCTTTAAAACCTGCATGGGAGCGGGCTCATCGGTTTTACCCTGGAGCTCTTCCAGTTGCTTTAGCTGGGTAGAGATCTCATCCAGCTGCTCCTGCTGCTTGGTCAGATCCTCTTTCCCTGCCAGTTCTTCCAGCTTATCTGTGATCTCCGTATGCTTAGCATCCAGAGCTTCGACGCTGGCTTTCTCGTCGATGCTTGATTTCAACGCCTCTATTGAAACGTTGATACCGTCGGCGAGTTCTTTGATTCTTTTTTCTTCGTCAGTCATAATTTTAATTGTTTATAGAATTTTTCATCGAGTGTCGGCGGGTCCTCCGGAGTGCCAGGCGGGTCGATTAATGTTTTTATCTGTTGGTATTTTTTCATTTCCTCATAAAGTTCCTCAATCACACGGTGCTTCTCGTCGCTATACTGCCCCTGGCTCATCATCATCTCAAGGTCATCTACGCTCTTTATGTCAATAAGTGGGGTTTCGCTGTTCGCTCCCCATCCGTAAAGGGTCGAGTATTCCCATAGCTTCCACTCTTCAACTATTCTCTCATCATCAAAATTCCTTTTCACGGCCTGCACCCTTACTGAATGTTCAAGTGTTTTCCCGTGTTCAGCATATAGCCTGTAATCCTCGAAGACATCTTTTGACAGTTGTTTTTTCATGTTCAGCTGACTAACGGCCACGGCTCCGATCTTGTCCTCGTAAAGTTCAATAGGTACTCCGATCAGCTTATAGATGTCATGATTCAGGAGGTGCTTGATCCTTGTGGTGTTTTTGAATGTCCGCTTAAATGATCCCGGGGCAGAGATATCCCCGTCGCTATCCTCATTATTAAAGGCATTGATATACATTGTAACGATCCCCTTCGCCTCGTCAATGTCCTTAAGCTCGTAGCTCAATCCTTTGAAAATCATTTTCTTTTCCATATCATTTTATTTCGTATGTTAAACTGCAAAGGCAATTAATGGTGTTACTCGCCGATCCCCCCGGATCCCCCGGGTACTGTAAATCCTCCCCATCTATGTCAAACATTTCGTTAATATCTACTTTCTGGTTATCCGCTGCCATGTGTCCTGCCCTCGATGTTGCTGCAAAGGAGGACATCCAAACCTTGTCATGTGGGAACTCGGTGCTCTTTACCCCCTCCAGGCTTCCCCAATTTGCTGCCCTGTTCACCTCTGTCCTGACAATTCGCTCTGTCCTGAAGTACCGGGCTTTATGCCACTGGCTCTTTATCTGGTCCCGTAGCATTGTCTGCGCTGCCCCCCCTCCTATTCCCTGGTCTATTATCTCGGGAATAAGATCATCTAAAAGGCGTTTTAAAAGAACCTCCGAAGTGTCCCCTATTGCCGTTATCGTGGTGCCGATCTCTGTTGCCAGGTACTCTTCTATCTTCCGTGCGATAATATCATCCATCATCTGTTCCTCGTTTTTCAGAATCTCTATCCCTGCCCTGCTTTTGCTGGCCCTGCGATCCTGGCGTGCAAAGTCCGCTGCCGTGGAGAAATATAACCGCTTGTATGCCGTTCTTATCGCCTCGTCACTAAGCTGCGGCACCTCAACGTGGGTAATGTTCGTCGCCTGGTTAATCACTGCGTACAAGGGAGCGATTTGATCCTCCAGGGCCTTCATAAAAACAGGTCTCATCGTTTTGCGATAACCCGCTTTCTGCCTGTCAATGGCTAACCAGGTGCGGCGGCGATAACCCATTTCAAAGAACTATATCTTTACCAGCTTCGTAGCCAGTATCTTTTTCTTAGCCGTGTAGCCTGTCAGTTGGTCTACATCGATAGATTCAGCGCAATCACTGACCTGTATTTCCAGCAGTTTAGTAATCTGCTTTGCGTTGTACAATTTTTCGGTCTTCTTTTCTTCCATCACAGTGCCTCCGGTATTTTATTCGTTTCGTAATATTTGTCACTCTCTATAATCCCGTCCTCCGATAGATTCAACGGTATGCGGTTGGCGTTAATATATCTGACCTGCATCTCAGGTAAGCCTGTTTCCTCCAATCCCAGAAGGGCAAGATACTCATCCCCCGTTAAGACAGAATCGTTGAAAGCCTTGGAAACCCATTCGGATTTCAGCTTCTTATCCTCCTGTAAGCATTCGATATCCGAATAGTCCGGTATCAGCTTATAGGGCCCGTAAGCCTGGAATATCTCTGATAAACCTTCACAGAATGCCGTCTGATCAGGCATTACCCTGTGAGTATAAATAGCCTTCGATGCTTCACGTTTGTTGTTATACGTTGAGCCCTTGGTATCCCCGAATAGTTCGCTGGGCACCTGGAGGAGGTTGCAGAAGACCCTTAATCCGTGTTCGGACATCTCAATGACCTGAAGCTCCCGGAGGTTATCGAAGCCTATCTTTGTGAATCCCACCTTCCCCATTGTGAAAATAGGAGTGGTAAAATTGTTTAATCCTGAGTATTTTGTCTTATAGCGTTCCCGGAACTTGCTCTCCTGCTCTGGCGTTGTCTCATCACTGCCCCCTTCTTTATAAACTATCCCGGGGGGATGCTGGTCGTTATATATCTTCGCCGTTACCGCATAGCCTTTGTTCTGTGAGTTGATAATGTCAGCAGCCACCTTAATGGGTGACATTCCCATGAAATTACTCCCGTCGTTATAATTAAGCGTCGGTGCAAACCTCTCATGCCAGATATCTGCGGCGTCAATCTTATACTGCTCGTTCATATCAAGGGTGTAGAACCCCACCGGCTCGCGCCATGATTTTGAACGTATGGTAACATTCTGCGAGGGCATCATCAGCAGTCCATCGTTGGTTAGTTTGCCCGCGTTCAATCCC